CCTAAGTGATTGTAACCATTAATTTTAGTTACTGGATTGTTTATAAACGATGTTAAACCATTTACATGGAGAGTACTCAAAGGATTTTGTGTATTAATACCCACGTTTGACGATTCCAAAACAGTAAGTTTTGGTTGACCCATAGATGGTGTAGTACTTACAAACACGTCAAGACCCTTACCAGAATCAACTATATTTTCAATTTTGTTTTGACCATTATTTGGATGTGATTGTATTTGCATAGAAGTGTTTGCGGTTGTTCCGAATGTATTTCCAAGCATCAATACATTGGCATCAATTATAAATACGTTACCAGATACAGAGAGCTTTTGTGTTGGATTTGTTGTATTTATACCAATTTGACCGTTTGATGTAATTCTCATTTTTTCATCATTTCTGGTTTTGAATATAATATTTTGATGGGTATTGGATGTACTCGCACCATATATCTCAATGGAACTCACATTTGAAGAAGATGGTCCAGATTGGAGGATAAGTGGATTTACAAGACTATCACCACCATACCTATCCGCGTGTATTGTAATATTAGACGTTGAACTAATAGATTGTGTAATTAAGTTTGTTGTCATAGTGTTACCAAAAATCGTGAGTGTATTTGCAGATGTTAGGTTGGCATATATCCTTGTACCTATTGAGAGGGTATCAGTGGGTAGCACATTGGATATACCTGAAGTTTTTGTACCTGTAGTACGTAAACCATCTACTTTCACATTACCACTGATTGTAGCAACGTCTTTATTGGTTGGATCTATTACAACTATATCATTACCAACAGTAACATTAGAACCAATTTTTATATTTTCTGTGAACGTATTTCCAAATACTTCTAAAACATTGGAACCTGTATCTTCAACGAAGAGGTTGGAACCCACACAAAGGTCGTGGGTAGGCAAAATGTTTGCCACACCTACTGCATTTGAAGTATAAATATCACCGAATACATGTAGATTTGTGGATATGGTGTCATCAACTGAAAAAGCACTGTCAAGTGGACCACCCGTGGTTCTAAATAAAGCCATCTCAAAACCTGGGACGGTTCGTCCATCATTTTTAAACCCAAAACCAATATTTGAATCATCTTCATCATGAGTATATAGTAACATAGGCTCCATTGTACCATCATTACCTTGACCGAAAACAATTGTTGTATCAGCAACAATTAAGTTTACAACGCGTTCATATGTAGCTTGTTCTTGTACGAAAAGGTTACCCTTCATTATCGTATTACCATAAACATACATACCACCATCAATTGTAACATTACCAGTAAAAACTGCTACGTTATTAGGGTATTCAACGCTACCACCACCTCCCCGTCCTATTTCGGTTATGATGACATTAGACCCAACACTCAGATTAGATGTCTTCATACTACCATTTATCGTTACAATATTGGATGCAACACCATCAATTACAAGATTTGATGCAAAACTTAATTGATCAGTTACAATTACATTAGTAGCAACCAGGTTACCATTTATAGTCATAAGATCTTTTCCGGATATATCGATATTTACCTTTGTTTGACCACCACTATCCACCTGAAAAGCACTTATTGGATTGGTTGTACCGATAGATAACTGGTTATTAATGAACATACGATCAGCGCTACCAGCAGCTTTGAGGTCAAATACAATTTCATCATTTTTATCGATGTAAAGTTTATTTCCAACTGACACTTGTTTAGTTGGAAGGTTATTACTAAAAGCAATACGACCCTTTATACCTTCAAGATCGATGAGTTTAATCTCATTTGCTTCAATTTCCCTGGTCAGAATAGAGTTAACTCCTGTGAGAGTCTCTGACTCAACGGGTTCTGCTTCTAAACTCGCAACATAGATTTGCTCGAACCTAGCGGTTCTACCCATTTATACATTAGTTTCCGAATAAAATTCCGGCAAGACCATCCTTGATCCTGAGCACGTTATAATTCACTGCAAAAATATACATGTCTTTATCTCGAGCTCTAAGTGTACCCTTTTCTACTCCTCGTAATATAAGTTTGGCATTATCAAGTCTACTGAAATTACAGCTACCTGAGGGATTATAGTCTGATGCGTTTAATCCAAAATGATACACGAAATATCTCGTGTACATAAGATCTTCAGAATCAACCCTATAATCTGTTACACCAAATTTGGATTTGTAATAGTTTTGACATGTGTGAAAGTACGTTGGTGACATATTTTCAAGTAAAGGTGTACCGTTTATATGTATATCCCCGTTTTTGAATGTAAAACGATCGTTTGTAGGATCAACATGTGTGGCACTTAATCCAAAAAATATTGACTTGACGGGGTGATTTAATGTGGAAATATCTAAATCATTGTATCCACCTGATTCTATACTGTTATCGAATACGTTTGAAAATGGAAATTCTAGACGTTGAGTTTGAGTAATTATAAAGTCCATTTGTCGTTTTACCATTGATTCTCTTTCATCTTTGTCTAAATATATGTAATTTGCGTAAACATTTATACGTTTTTGAGAATCACTGTAATTTGCTAAACTGGCTGGATCCAATGTAATTCTAACTTCTACCTGGTGATGTTGGAGTGCAACTAAAGGTAAGAATGCTCCATAATCACAGAAGAAGAAGTGAAGTGGTTGGAAGTTTCTATGGGAAATACTCGTCTTGTTTGTAAGTTCTTGACACTTGGTATATGTGTCTGCAAGATAATTGGGCCATATATCTGCGTAATAGTCGTAGTGTTGAGAATCTATCTTTTGACCCCCCACAAATAGATCAATCGTAGAATTATAAAGAAGATTAGAAGATACATTTGAGTTTTTATCAACACCTTCGAGCCATAAAGAGTTTACGAGATCACCTAAAACTGGTATAGTAAAAACAGGATCTTTATCCGAAATAGTTTTAATAAACTTTGGAGCTTGGGAAAAGTTTGTATGCCTTGTAAACTTCATACGAAAAAATGAGTGTCCATCGTCACTATTTAAGTAAACATCTTGAGCACCTCTGGAAACCAATTGAATCAATGCACCGGACATTTAATTATTATTTAGATTATAAAAACAAACACTTTCCCTGAGGGAAGTCAGCTTTCTTTTCTTCTGCAGCTTTACCGTGTATTTTGAAGCCACCTTGACGATAAATCTTCATTCGTTTGTAATACATAGCAGTGAAGAGAGACCAGGGATCGTGTATATCATATATATGAGGGTTGTTCTTCTTACCTTTCGTCTCTCTCATGATACGACCGATACTTTGAGTTATATCAGATTTGGGTGAAGCGAGAATGACTGTATCGAGAGTTGGAATATCTAAACCTTCATGGGCTTGTGAGAACGTCGCAAAAATGATCTTCTTCTTTGAAGAAGCCTGGAGGTCAGCCTCCTTCATACCACCCATGTAGAGACCTGAACTCTTTGGGAAGCATTGGTGAAGCATTTCACAATGCTGTCTACGGTCACTTAGAACGAGGAGCTGCCTCGTACCCGCTGAAGCTTTCTTTACAAGTTCCACAAGCATCTGATTTCTCTTTCTATCTTCAACTACTTCCGTAATCATATTCGGCATTGAAATCTTCCCATTTCTCATAGAAGGTGGAGGATTTCTATAGTTGAAGGATTCAAATGTAATTGGAAATACCTCAACTTGTTCCTGATTTTTCCTTTCAACTGCAAAGAACGTAGGACCCATAAACCAATGAAGTACTTTCGTTAAACCGTCCTTCCTCTCTGGGGTTGCTGATAAACCATAAATATGTTTGGGGCACATTTTGAAAAGCGACTGAGAAAACACCTTTGCACAGATGTGATGTGCTTCGTCAACTATCAGAGTTCCAATAGAATCAAAATCGCTAAAACTATATTCCTTAAGGGAAAGAGATTGAAGCATAGCGATAACAAAATCACATTCAATCTCTTTCTTATCCTGTTGAACTATACCTATCGTAGCACCCGGACAAAACTGTTGAATGCGTTCCCGCCATTGGTCAGCGAGGAACTGCTTGTGAACGACAATCATCGTGCGATATCCCAACTTGCAAGCTATGGCCAAGGATACCGTCGTTTTGCCATACCCGCATGGTAGAGAAAGGACACCATGCCCTGTTTTAATTGCTGCTGCCAATGCTTCATTTTGGTGGGTTGCATCTCTGAGTTGTCCGACGAACTTGGCACTGGAACGAGCTGGTTGGGGTCTCTTATCCTCCTTAGGTTGTCCAACTTTAGAAGTTCCGTAGAATCTTGGAACACAGACTCCATTCTTAGTTGTTCTAAAAACTTTAAAAGGTGGTGGAGGAAATCCATAGTCTCCGTTGACCTGTGGTCTTACGGTAAGTTCCTTTTTAATTTCCTGTAAAGGACCCTCGCTTACTAAATATCCAGTTCTCGTCAACATTTAATATATTAAAGACTTGAAACTTTATATAGATATATGGGATCTGTTAATCTACGTGCAAATATTGAAAAAATTGACGAATGTGTACAAAAATTTCAAGATGAAATTAGCGAATTGAAGAATGAAATCGAAGAGAAGGAGAAAGAAATTCTTAGACTAGAAGGTTCTAAAATTGTTTATGAAGGCTTAACCGATGTATTTGGTGACAGTATTAACCATTCCGGTTCCCGTGAAATGGATAAACCAAAGACAGACTCAAATAAAAATAATGTACATGAACACAATCATGACGAATGCGAACACAATCATGACGAATGTAAGGAACCCGAAGAGATCACTCTTGATGAGTTATACAAGAAATATCGAGCTATGTAATTTCCACGCAAATCCAGAATAATTACCCACATTCCAAACACCGGAAAACCCAATTTCAACTGTCACTTCATCACCCTCTATAAGAGATTGTATAGGTTTACCCTTGACCTCACACATACACCTCCTATAGCGAAAAGGAATTTTTACAGTAAGGACTCTACCATCTAACGGATTATCCACGTGACTATTTTTTATTAAAAAGGCTTTGTTAAGTTGTGTACGTTTTACGTAGTCTGCGCAATTTTCAGGAATGATCAAACGTATGTATTTTTTATCGT